TTAAAAAGGTAAATCGTCATTGTTATTCTGAATAGTCTGATTCTGATAATTGCCATTTACTTCGGTAAATCCATCATTTTCTTTAAAAAGCGATTTGTCCGAATGATTTAACTGATAGTAGCTAATTAACCGAAGTATATTGCCAAAACTCTGATTGCTATTCATAGATTGCACAAAACGGCTTTTAAACTTATAGATAAAATCCTCAAGGGAAATACCTTGTTTGTTTTTTAAAAGCGAATCAACATAATAATCAAATTCATCGCTTTTAGACATTGGTTCAATAAACAAATCCTTGAAATATTCGTCATTGGTTTCAACATCTTGCCAATTATATTGTGCTTTGTTTGGGTTCTCAAAATGCGTTAAATATTTTTTAGAGCCCGTGATAGATATTATTTTCTCAAACGAATTGTCCAGTAAATAAGGTTCTTTGTTCTCTTTGGTAAATTCTGCAAAATAGTTTTTAACTGTGGATAAATCCCTACTATTAGTAAAAGTGAAAAGATAGTGCCAATGCTCTTTTTTAGCAACACCAAAATCGTCTATATCCCTATCGTGTTTTATGAAATAGTATTTTTTAGATATTAAACGAATTTTAGCAGCTATTTCCACATAGGGAAAATCCATAGGCAAAACGATTTGCCAGCTGCGGGAAGTAATTTTTTTTGTTTTATTCTTTGTCATTACTATATTTCTCCTTGTAAGCTAAATAATCATTATATAAAGAACAGTGCCAAGGCTCGCAATTATTCATTTTAAAACAGCAATAATAAAAAGATTTAGGGCAATTACCACAAGTATAAGAACCACAATGCCCAATTTCCTCAATAAAACAACACCAAGAAAGATTTTTAGCCATTTTTGAAATTCTCCTATATAACTACTCTACTACTTACTACACGTGCCTATGTGACAAGCCCTAGGCACGTGTAGTAGGTGTGATATCCGTCATGCTTTTACGTGCCTAGTCTAGGGAACTCCTATCTATGAAATTTACTGCCCCCCACTGGGGGACAAGGTAAATTTCAAGACAGGAACCAGTTCGGGGTGATGCCCAGACTAGGCTAACACCTGCTTTTCTTTTCAAAATTACGACACCAAGAATCTGGTGCGAAACACCTTTTATGTAGCGTACAATACCACATAACAAAATATGCTTTAAAATACTTGCAGCCACTACAGCATTTCTTTTCTACTTCTACACGAGCAATAGTTTCCGCTGGTTTGCCAACACTACCTTTAAACAAACGAATCATAACAACCCCCATTAAAATTTTGAAACCACACAATTAAGCAAATAAACACACAACAATATTGCAAAAGCACCAATGACAGCTGGCAAGAACATATATACAGCAGTCAAATAGCCGTCATTAAAAACAACTATAACACTATCTATTGTTTCAGGCGTAAGAGCAATATTAGAGCCACCGCCACCACTATCGGAACTATTGCCACCAGAACCACCACCACTATCAGAACTAGGCAACTCAGGGGGGAAAGAAGCAGAGCTAGAGGAAGGTTCAATAGGTGGAGGCTCAGGGGGAGAAGCGGAACTAGACGAAGGCTCAGGGGGGGGCGGTGGTGGCGGGGGCGAAGCCTCACAAGTACCGTGAACCTCATACCTACTATACCCGCCAACAACATTGAGACAGATGCAAAAAGTGCTATACTTGCCAGCATTTACACAAGGAACATGTTTAAACTTGCTGCAAGCAGTCTTTCCTGCAGCTAAATCAGAACCAAACGTATCAGCATAAGGCAAAGCGCAACAAGCAGGACCGCCAAGATTATCGCAGTCCTGAGAAAAAGCAAAAGAAGCGAAAAGCAAAACAAAAAGAAAATACACAGATTACCTCACCGCTAAATAAAAGAGAACGCCAAACAATATAACCGAGCAAGCACCCAAAAAAAAGCCAAGCAAATAAGAAAGTAAATACATTACATTACCCCATTTTTTTCCACTCTAAGAAAAAGAGTGTATTTGTCAAATATACCCAAGAAATCCAAAGGCAAAAAATAAAAGAAATAATGCCTTCTACTGAAATCAGAGGTCAATTGCAACAGCCCGAAATTGTCAAACTTGCCATTGAGAACCAATAGATTTTTATCAACCCTATAGGTTATATTGACACTAGACCCACTTACACGCATATCCAAGCCGTCTATTATCTTTTCGTAAACCTGCGTTTTATTGCCGTTATTGTCATAAGTGTAAGAACTTTCACGTAAACTCTCTTTACCCAAATTAAGTAATGTAGTATCGCTACTTTGCAGCTGTGTTTTTTGTGCAGTATGCAAAAAGTCCCAAAGGAAAGATTTTTGCATTGCTAGTTTTTTATCCACTATCTCATAATAGATAGTATAATTGAAATACACCGGCTTAGGCGAATAAAGAGTATCTATTTTTACTATGGTATCTTTTTTTATTATAGTTATAGTATCATGCTTGACACGCTCCACCACTTTAGTGATAGTCTTTACTTTCACCTCAGGCCCCACGGCGGGGGCTAAAGCCGACCCGCCGTTGGGGGGCTGCTGAGGGGGTGAGTTAGTATGCAACCAAATAGGCTGCTGTGCGTGAATAATAGCATAACCGAATATGCCTATAAAGACATAATAAAGCAAGAAACGAAAAACGTGAGATTCCAACGGATTTTTCATTTAACCCCCGATTTTTTGAAATTAAAGTGCATTGTAGGACAATAAGCAGGCGGAACGTTTTTAGGCTCCAATGTATCAACTTTGCCACCTTGTCTTAATACAAAGAATTTTTCACCGCAGTAATATTCCTCAAATTCTCCCAAATTAAATTTTGAAAAATCCTTTTGCTGCTGAGGCTTAGAAAACAAACCTTTACCACCCGGTCTAAAATTATTCCAAGTCAAAAAAGAACACACGACAAAAACAGCAACGATAAATAAAAAACGAGGATTTTTAATTATTACATTACCAGTAGGATTCTTTGTCTCGCTCACATCGCTTCCCTCGTAAGAACAATACAACGGAAATATACCCTTGTCTATAGTCCAGACCAAAACAGCCATAGGTTTAAATTGTTCGCTACCCATAGCGTCCGGAAACACCTTAACCTTTACAACCTTGTCCAGACCAGCATTAGTGAGCTTAGCGAGCCTGTAATGAACTTGACAGAGCCTTCTAACACCAATATCCAGCTGGTCTATATTCTGTGTAAGAAAAACAATATCCAAGCCATAATGCCTGTGTTTTTGAAGGAAAGGCAAAAGACGTTTATTTTCCTCTGTGGCATAGTTCCTATTGTTCCAATAAACCTGTGCTTCATCTATGACAACCAAGCTATTTGCGTCAACGCCTTTTATCAACATATCCGTATCAAATTTATCGGTATGAATCAAAAGTTTTTCAACATCGTTAAAATCCATTTTCAGATAAAGGGAAATTCTGAGCAAATTCAAACCGTCTATATTGGTATATACCTTCCTTCCTTTTTTAAGAGCAGGGAGAATAAAACGCTTCAAGCCCGTTAAACTCTTGCCACTACCGGGCAAGCCACTAATCAAATTTATTCCCATTATCCAAACCTCCGCATGACCCAAGCGAGAAATATGCTTGCGATATATGAATTGACAAACATTCCAACCAAAGGACCGAACTGGAAATACGATAAAGTCTCCATAAATGCAGACGGAAGCTGATTATAGTAATACTCTATTTTTTGGACTATGTCAGTCCAGCCAAAGAAATCAAACATGGACAAAGCATAATCCAAAGTTTTGCTAGAAAAATTCTTGGCAAACATAAATATTGAGCCAAGTATTAAGCCATTGACTATCAACGATATAATCAAACGTGCTATTATACCGCTCATTAGCCACTTGGCTAGCATACCCAAAAAAGCAACTATTATTGGCATTAGTGCCCCCCCGTTCTTAATACGCTCAGATTCATATACAAAATACCGACCATGGCAGAAAGCCAAATCAAAGCACGAAAAAACGTGCCAAGGTTAAAACCATATATATCGCATATACTTATTTTACACTTGGCAGACGTGCAACCAAGTTCCCATTTTCCAACATTAGCCCTAAAGCTGAAATCCCATACCGGACATTTTTCACTATTCCCCAAAAACTTGAAATTAGTGCTATCTATTTTAACAGCATTTTTTATAGCATTCTTTGCAACCAAACCATTACCGAGACTATCACCCATAGCAGAGCCGGAGCCATTGCCATAATCAGCTAAAGAATTATTAAAGTCTCCAGTTCCAGACGTATCACCGGCGAACTTATTCAGACCTTCCATAATGGCGTCACCTATACCACCCTTCAAACTATCCAGCTTACCGCCTATGCCTTCCAACTTACCACCCAAGCCGTCAAGTTTAAAACCTAGATTAGCGTTCAAATTATCCAGCCTGACACCCATTCCATTTATGGCAGATACCGTATTGGCAGAACCCGAATTTACTGCTGTAATTACATCATTTAAAATATTCTTTTGCTCAACGCTAAGATTATAGCCTTTTTCCTGCAAAGCGTGCAAATCTTTTATTTTATCCCTGATTTCTTTCTCCACGCCAAATTGTTCCAACTGGACATCTATCCTTGACCAGTTGCAATTATTCAAATTCCTGCAGTCTCCATTGACGTCACCAATGCAAACACCATCTATTTTTATAGCACATGAATCAGGCGGAGAATCCACGCAAACACCATTTACCATTACTCTGCAATTATCTGGCATATCCATGCAAATACCGTCAACGACTATTTTACATGAGGAACTAGAGGGCAAACCAGCAGAACTACTAGGAGCCTCGCTACTGCTGCTCTCAGCAGAGGAACTACTAGCCTCACTACTACTGCTGGACTGAGCGAAACCAAGAGGACAAACGGTAAGAGCAAAAAAAGAGGTTGCACCAGTAGAGCACAAAGAACCGTCGGGGCGAATCCATGGAGCATCAAATACCCCACCTTCTTCGTCCATATTGTAGTGACGACCGTCCAGAAAGCCGTCAAATCCATTAGAAGTTTTTACTTGGAAAAGCTGACCGGAGTTCCAAGCATCAGAAGGGGGTACAACATTACCCACGGAACCCAAAGAACCTATAGAAGTATTATCGTAAACAGCCCATAAAGCCTGACCGCCTTCACATCTACTATCAGAGATTAAAGCAGGGTCAGAGCAGGAGGGAAGGGAACCGTTATTAGAAATAACGGAAAAAAAACATTGACAGCGAACAAACCAAGTAACAGGGCGACCATCGGTAATAGTAGGGGGGGGAGCCTGACAAGAAACAGAATTTATACCGGTCACGCTACAGTCATCTCCACAACCACCAGAAGCATAACCAACAACAAAAGCATCAGAGAAAGTAGAGCCGGGCGGTAAAGAGGGAGCAGGAGAACCAGCAGCGCAAGCACCATTGTTACGATTAAAACTACAAGCCATTGATGCAGAACCACCAGTACAAGCACCCGGGCCTGAAGCATAATAGGAAGTGACAAGCGAAAAAGAATTTGAAAAGAAAAGGAATAGAAATAAAAAAGCTACACCCACATTAAAGCTCAATGGAATTACTTTAAACGAATTAATATGAGTGTAGCCAAGCATTATTTACCCGCCGACCTGCGGAATAATGACATACCAAGCTTAATCGCTAGGATACCGGCTAAGACTGCGAATATAACTGGAGCTGCTCCAGTCATTACTGCTTCTAAAGCCGTTTGTCCAGCGGTTACGCCTGCAGTTACTGCTGCTGCCATAATACACCTCTTTGTTTTGTTGTTATGGTTTTGTTTAGGGGGGTTCCAAAACCGACAAACAGCCTTTTAAACAATGCCCAAGCCGTTATACTCACGAGTGCCCTAGCACAGCGTCTAAATATTGATTTTATCATTTTCTATATCTCCTTTTAAATCTAACACTCATTCTAAACCAACCAAGCGTCAAACGAACACAAATAATTATAGCAACCAAACCAATAAATACAGGTGTCATAAATACAAATAAGTCAATTAAAAAAGACCTAGCCGAACTCATACACGCTATAACAATACTTGGCATTCAATGATACTCACTTCTTGCCTACCGAAATACCGAACAAACGCCTTGCTTGCTTTATTGCCATAATGCCTGCAAATACCATAAACAAAGGCGGAACAATAACCGCTAATATTTCATTAATTATGAGCGTTTGAGCAACAAGCAGAGCGTAATGTATAACAGTGTCCATATTCATTTGGCTAGCCTCACGTAATAAACTTCATATTAAAGCAGGTTTTTACGAACGACAAAAGCCACATAGATTTTATGGTATTGCCTTTGCAAAAACCTGCCTATGTCTATAACGAACTTACTGAAACGACAATTCATTAGAGAGGTCTCCTATCCTTTCTTTCTACCGCATTCCTATGGCTACAATAAATGCAGTAGAAAACAAGGGTTTTAGCCTTTTGCCGTTGTCCGCATTTGGAGCAAGTACGCACGGTCATTTTATTCCACCTCCTGCCAGTGAATAACAGCCTGATTTTTATTGTATGCCTTCTTTTTCGCCTCGCTATACTTAGCAACAGAAATAACGTCTATAACAGGGAAATACATTCTACCCTTGATAGGTTTGAAATACTTACTACAAAGCACCTCAAATTCTTTCATTTCATTGTTGTCTAGCTGCAATTTAGCAGTTTCTCGGATTTTGCCCTCTTTATCCGTATAACTTGATGTATCTACGCATTGGGCTAACTGCCTGTCATGTGGTTTTGCCAT